AATCTAAGTTAAACGCTGTTGTTCCTGATGTTGCCATTAGATAATTCTCCCTTTAGTTCTACCACGTTTAGCTATACCATCGCCACGATGAGATTTAGTTTTCTTTACTTTACCACCTTTTTTCATTTTCTTTTTGCTTTTCTTTTTATCCTTATCTCTTACTCTATCTTTATCTTTATAAATTTCTTGCATTTCCTTTAATCTTTTTTCTTTTAATCTTTTTACAACAGGAATTCTATCTGCTTCTAATCCAGGTATAGCCAAAAATCTATTTCGAGCTTCTGGACTCTGTAGGTATTTTATAAAGGCTGTCTTATTTATCATTCTTGTTAATGGGTCTGTTTTTCTTCCTTTAATAGCCATTAGATAATTCTCCCTTTAGTTCTACCACGTTTAGCAATACCATCGCCACGATGGGATTTAGTTTTCTTTACTTTACCACCTTTTTTCATCCTTTTTCCACCTAATGGTCCTTTAGTAGCACCAAATTCCTCCTCACCACTAATATAAGGTGCATAATATCCACCCATTATTTTATCCATATCATTTAAAAGGCTTCTTTTACTCCTTTCTTTAAAGGTCCTATATTTGAGGTCGAGCTCCCTTCTTCTTTCTGGGGTCATTTTACGTCTTTTTGTAATCTGTCTAGCCATTAGACTATTCTCCCTTTAGTTCTACCACGTTTAGCAATACCATCGCCACGATGGGATTTAACTATACCGCCTTTTTTCATACCTTTTTCCCTTTTATCTTCTTTTTTTAATACTGCTTGTGTTTTTAGATAGGCAGCTGTCTTTTTCTTAGACTCATCATCCTTCCTAGTACCCTTTAGGGTTGGAATGGGATTTCTGTAATCGCCTTTTCTATACTTAAATTTATCGTACATCGTAGCTTTAGTAGCTTTAATTCCTTCTCGTTTAGCGGCTATAAGTTTTTGTATTTCATCTTTTTGTTTGGGGTTAGCACTTTTCATAGCTTTTTTTAATTTTTCTATTTCTTTTCGCATACGATCTCTAACTGTTTCAACATGAAAGAAGCCGCTACTTTCTATGGTTTTTCCGCCTTGTGCCATTAGACTATTCTCCCTTTAGTTCTACCACTTCTTGCTATACCATCGCCACGACGGGATTTAACTATGCCACCAGCTTTCTTTTTCTTACTCTTTAAATTACTACTTCTCTCCAATAGTAGAGGAATACTTTTAACAGATAGAGGCACGCCTTTCTTTTTCTTTGCTACCTTTTTAGTAGATTGTTTCATAGGTTTATCTAATTTTTCAATTTTTTTTAATAATGCTTTTCTTTCTTTTAAAGCTTTTTCTGCTAATGCTAAATTCTTATCTTTAATATGATAGTGCGTTTCCCAAAATTTATCAGTTGCTTTTTGGTCCAGCCTATCTTTTTCTGCAAAAGATGATGGTTTTTTTGCCTTAGCCGCCTTAGCACCTGCCTTCTTTTTAACTGCCTTACGTAGTCCAGAAGTAAAAACAGCAGAATGTAAATCTTGAGCCGCCTTAGTCGCCTTAGCACCTGCCTTCACACCTAAAGAACCTGGTATAACTAAAGAAGCTATCTCTAGCCCCTTTCGAAAACTCTTTTTACCTTCAGGGTCTTTACGACCTGCTTTACGCTCTTGTTCCAATCTTGTTTTGATTGGAGACTTACCACGTCTTGTACCAATTTTTCTAGCCATCTTAAGCTCCTAGATTATCCTCTTGTCTTACCACGCATTGCAATACCATCACGAGGGCATTTACCAACTTTACCGCCGTGTTTCATCTTCTTAACTTCCTTCTTTACTGGTGGGCGTCCACGTTTAGTTCCGTAAGTTCCTTTACCGTATGGCATTTCCTTCTCCTATAATTGTTAAACTATTCTTTCCACTACTTAACCCTGATACAATAAGTCCAATCATGGGCCTCCTCCATATTTAATAAAACCTAAAATAACTCCTGCAATACTACCAAGCCAAACTAAAGTTTTTACCGCACCTTTACCCATAGATATATTTGTTTGCAGTTCTTTTATATCTTTGCTGTTTTGTTCAACATCTTTATGAACATGGTCTAATTTTGTTTCTAACCTTAATAAACATTGTTCTGTCTTTGAAGCCATTTTAACATTTCCACCTTTTTCTAGCCTGACGTAACCTTGAGTTAGGATTCTTAGCTGCTTTAGGAAACTTCTTCATTTGTCCTGCACTACGTGCACAAAATGATTTACGTCTCTTTGCAGCTTTAGAACCTTTCTTAACCTTTCCAGTTACTGCTGTTTTCAATTTACTACCAGGGTTGGCTTTACGATAGGCTTTGACCCCTTTCGTTGTCATTCCTGCCCCCGATTTAGTCTTTCTAAAATTACCCGACTTAACCGAAGTTTTAATTCCCATACCCTTTTTTCTGGTAGTAGCCATATACCTCTATGCGTAATAAAAATGCATCATATCTATTGTTCCAACAGTATATTTAATTGACATACCGTCTGCGAACAAAATACCTGCACCAGGCACTGTATAACCTTCGACACTATTATCTGTGCCGATAGTTCTTGCTTTAAATAAAGTTGTACCCGATTCTGGGGTACCATTAATCAACTCAATAACTCCTGCTGAACCGCCTGAAACTATTGAATAACCTTTCAGTCTTACTCTATCACCAAATACAGCTTGTGCTGCACCTGTAGTAGAACCTACTTTCATGTTTGCTGCAAATTGAGCTGAACTTGTTACTGATGTAATTGTTTTAAAGTATTTTGTACCATCTACTGCTTCTGCTGAACCAGTTGAGGTAATAACTTCTGTTAAAGAATCTCCAAAAACATCTGTTCCAACGATAGTGTTTGTTTTAGCATTATCGCCTGTGCCAGTTGTGGTAACATTTAAAATCCTTGCACCACCTGATGCGAAACTTGCGTTTGCAAGAGTTGCAGTTGTATTAGGTCGTGCCGCTGTTACAATAAAATCATCATCTGCTGCAACTTCGTCACTTACAAAGGTTACTTGAATATCTGGATAACCTGCCATATTAATCTCCGTTAGTTATTAACTGTGGGTCCGAAGACCCACAATTAAAATTATTTATATAATGCCATAAAGGTTGATTAATGAATAATCAGTAGTTACATTAACAATCATAACTGTACCAATTACTTGTATAACATCACCTGCAGCTGGTCCAACAGCACCAGTAGCACCTAATGGTACTGCATGGTTACCTACGACTAAAGTTCCTGAAGTTAATACTGTAGCTGGTCCTGAAACTGCAAACCAACCATAATAGGCTGCTGTCATGTCTATAACTGTGACACCCATTGTTGCACCTGTAGTTGTAGCAGCTTGACCAATTAAAGCACTAAGTGGGTCAGCAATTAATGTTACTTTAGTATCATCAGATTCTAAAGCTGTTTTTAAATCATCATAACAAGTAATAATAACACTTGGATCAGATGAGTGGTCATGAGCAGGATTAGATTTAATCCTAAGCATTTGACCTTCACCTGTTGCATCATTTATATAAAGGTATCCACCTGCATATTGATCTGCTGTAAGGTCTGTACCCGCAGTTTCTACCGATATTGCTGTTTCACCAGCAGCCACATCAGCAGTAATTGCCAAATCAAAATGATGTGCGATTGATGCAGCGTGAGTTACACATTTACCTGCAGTTACTGCACCAGCACCCATTTTACCATAACGATAAGTTGTATTACCGTAAAGTAATAGGCTTCCTAAAGGAAATAACTGAGTTGAACTTTCTGTATAAGGGTCTACAGTATTTGCAGAGCTTCCACCTTTTCCAACAATAAAGTCAGATGCTGCATATCCAGTTGCTGCTGTATATTTTAAATGTGAACCAGTTGTAGTAATCATTCTACCAGATGAATCAAACGTCATCTTGTCTGTATAAGCACCAGTAGTTGAATTTTTAGAAACGACTTTCAGACCAGATTCTGACCTGACTGTTCCGTTAAAAGTTGTATTTGCCATTTTTATATCTCCATACAAAGTTGTACTTATCTATCGTGTATGCGTCTGTTCGGGGCAGTAAGATAAGCAGTTGTTCCCGATATATAAAGTATACTATATTTATAAATAAATAAAAGAAAAAAAGAAGACCCAGCGAGAGAGTGCCAGGTCTTCAGAATGGTGTTTAGAACTATGAAAAACTAAACACCCTCAAGTGTGCTTATTAAGCACCTTGTGATCCCCACATTCCTAGAGGGTCTGACCAACCAAATGAATATCTTTCACGGGCTTTGTATCTAACATTGCCTGTATCAAAATCTCCATCCATAGATGTAGTTAATGATGTTCTAGTAAAATGCTTTAGACCATTTGGTACATCGGTTGTTAAGAAATAGCCATCTGTATCAGTTAAGTAATGATTGATAGCATATCCTTCAGGTATTGCACCATTGTTTCTAATTGCGTTGATGTCATTATCAGCTGTGCCTGTTCTTTGCTCAGTATCTAATAAACGGGTTGCAACGAATTGTAACGCTGGTGGAATGATTAACTTACGTGGTTTAGCAGCAATCAACAAATCTCTTTCATCAGTCCATGCAGCTATTTGAATAATTGCATTTTCTAATGATGACTCGTTTAAGTCAGCAGCTGTTGATTGGGTATTGCTATTTGAACCGCCAGATACTAACGGATGGTCTGTAGCAAATAATACTTTGCCATCACCACCAGTGTAACTAGAGTCCCAACCATTGTTTAATACGTTAGATGCTTTCACTTGTTTTGTGTTAGACATTGAACGTGCTAAAGCTTTAGTATATCTCGCAGATAAAGTGTCGTAGAGATTATCTTCGACTGCTTCTTCTGTTACTGAGAAACCTAAAGCAATGGTTTCGTGATTATACCTAGCTGTAAAGGCTTCTTGTGCATTGTCATAAGCGACGGCGGAACCCTCGTCTTTGACAGGTGCTTGTCCAAAACCAGCTAGTTTTGTTTCTTCTTCAAAACTACGTTCTGATGTTTCAGCTTCGTAGATTTCTTTGTGCTCTTCACCATAACGACTGTATTCCATTCCGAATAAAGCATTAAGGCCAGGGAGCAACTCTTTTAATAACTGAGCTCTTGAAATTGCCATGATTTATTCTCCTTTAAATACCAGTTGCGTTAGTGTATGAATGTTGAGCAATGTTAAACTTCACTAATACATCAGTATAAGTATCGCCTACTGATGAACTTGGTGAATTAACAAAACCAACGACTCTAAAGCCCTGTGTGGTTGTTGCTACTGTAGCATCTAGTGCTGTAGTAGAATTTCCTGTTGTAGTAGAACCAGTAGAAGTAGATTGTACTGCTGCTAATGGAGCGTTTGCTCCAAGAGTAGCTTGAGCCATAGTGGCATCTGCTTGAACTTGAAATACAACATCAGGGTCGTCCACAATATAACCAACAGCATCAGATGCTGATGTGCTTGCTGGCCAATATTGGCTAAAAGTCTTCTGACTAGAATTAGGGTCTGTATATGAACATCCAACGAATACACCAATTGTTCCTGCAGGGAAAACTGAAGAGTTAGAACCAACAGTGGTTACTATCTCGATTGTTCCTGCTGCAACAATAGATACGATGCTTCCGTTATAGATATTTGTGTCATACGCAGACGCTATTTTAATTTGACGAGTAGAACCAGCATAAGGCTGTCCACCAATCAAATTTACGGGTTTAAACCCATAAGGTGCGGCTGAAGTTGCCATAATATTATCTCCTTAAAGAATTATTTATTACCTTTCCCAAAAGAAGTGGTTGATTTTTTTTCAGAGAACAACGGCATTCTAGGGTCATTTTCTCGCATCAAGTTGTTGTCTACTGCTTTTTCTTGAGCTCGAGCTTTTTCCTTAAAATATTCATTTCTCTGATCTACCATTTCCTGTGGCATTTTACATAATAGCAGTCCGCCAATCTCAATACCGTCCTTGAATCTTGAATTAGGGTCTGCTGGTATACTTACTTCTGGGTGTTCTGAATGTTTCACAGGTTCCCAGCCTTCACGCATACGAGAGGACACATTTAAATTATCAGCTTCGTTAGCTAATGAAACTCTAATCCAACGATATGCCCAGCCAGCTTCATGCTTAATTTCTGGTAATGTTGATCGAGGTTCCCATTGCTTTTTTCGAACTTCAGTTTCTTTACGAGTTACTGCTTCTCTACTTTTACGACTATTTGATTTATCCATTTGTATTCTCCGTTTTAATTAATTCACGTGCATATTGCTCTGGTGTCAGCTTGAATTTCTTTGCTAAAGCTAACTGAGTTTTAGTCAGCCTAATCTTTTTAGGACTAGTCGACCTTGTTGCTGGAGCAACTACAGTTGAAGGTTTGCGTTGGGCAGGTTTTGCCTCTTCCAACGAATCAGTTTCCCCAAAATTCTCTGGGAAGCGTTTTTGCATCGTTTCATCTATACGACGATAGTATTGGTCAGACGATGGGTCAATCCCACTCCTAACTAATTTTTCATGCAACCCTAGGGCTAATGAAGTCATTTCTTCATCTTTCCCAAACCAAGTGTTTTTACCTTGCCAAGCAAGAGCTTTTGCATCTGGTCTAGCAACTCTAGGTTGTGTTGTATCTTGCTCTGAAGATACCTCATTTCCTGGAGTTTGTAAAGCCTCTTTGCTATATTGTGGCTTCCTATCTTGAGCTTGGCTTAATTTAAACTGAGCCTCATTCATCTTAGTTTGGGCTGCCACTAACTTTTCACCATCGCCCATATCATACGCATCTTTATATTCTCTTTGAGCATTCGCTAAATCAGTTGTGTGCTTCTCTTGAAGGGTCTTAATATAATCTTCTTCCCCTAATGAAAGTGTTTTCCTTAACTTTTGATTTTCTTGTACAGAAAATGCAGCAACTCTTTCAGCTTCCTGCCTTTGTCTTTCAGCAGCTTCTTTCTCACGTCTTTCATCGTGCCAAGCTTTCTTAAGTTGAGCCATACGTTGCTTTACTCTATCTGAATATTCATCTAAAGTATCAGCTTCCAGCTCGTCTTTAATATCTTCAGGTAGAGGGTCTCTATTTCTATCAGCTTTAGGGGTATCGTCCTCTACCTCAACATCAAAATCTAACTCTAGCTGTTCAGGTTCATCTTTTTTAGTAGCTTCTTTTTTGGGCTTTTTGGTAACTTCAACTTCGCCTGTAGCTTCTTCTGTAGCAACTTTCTCAGCTTTGTCTTCCTTTACCTCTACTTCTTCGCCCTCCATTTGTAGCTCCTCTGGAATTTCATTAATAATTTCAGTTTTTGCCATGTCTACCTCCTATGCACGTTCGTAGCCTCGTGGGTCATCCACTACGGCTTCTACAGTGTCGTCGTTAATAATGCGAAACTCATTACCAAAAATTTTGATTCGAGTTCCAGAATATGCCCTAGTAATAACGAAGTCTCCTTCCTTACACCAAGGTCCTGTTGGAAAACGCTCTTCGTCCTTATAAGCGGTGTCTCCCAACTTCATCACAAATAAAACTACAGTTGAATGTTCTTCAATAGTTTTAGTTTTATCGGATTTGATTAGCCCACTCTTATAAGCCTCATCTACTTGAGGGACCGCACATAAAATACGGTAGCCTTTAACATCAGGTAACTGAGCGGGGTTTTGTTCTGCTGGTTCGTCTTTAGTAACACCATTAATTGGTATACCATTAGGCGTAACAATCTCTGTTTTTAAAGTTTCAATTTTACTCATCATCTTCCTCCATATGCCTTAACATAGAAGCTATAAATCCTTGAGTAAGTTGAAATCCTCTGATAATACCACACGCATGCATATACTGTGCGTGCTCTTCGGCTCTACCTTGAGCCATATCATCTTTTATGCGTTGTTCTTCTTCGCCAATTTTATTAGCGAGAGCCATTAACGTTTCGTCCATCTATCTCTCCTGTTTTTTAGTTTGCGTTGTATTACGTTTTTCCTTCTGTTGTTTTACAGCTTCAGCACCTAACTTAGTGCCCTCTATAAATTCTTTTGCGTCCAACTCTTTTTGTTGGTTGACTGCGTCAGCACCAATCTTGGCACCAGCGATTCTTTCTTGTGACTCCATCTTCATTTTATCTAACTCAAGTCGAGCTTGCTCAAGAACTGAATCATTATTCATTTTCTTAGCTTTAGCTTGAGCTTCTAACTGTTTAATTTCAAGTTCTTTTTTCTGCATTTGTAGAAGTGGGTCTTCTTGTTGTTGTGCAATTTCTTTTTGTTTAGCTTCAGCAATATTTTTTTGTAATAGCTGTTCGCCTGATTTAGCTACAAGTCTAGATAATTCAACTTCCACATCTTCTGGTAATGCTTCCTCTGGTGGAGGTAGTGG